CTAGCGACTTGGCTATACCTTCTGCTCCTCCCTGAAGCTCACCGCCTAATGCAACTGCTAATTGGTCAATGGCTTTAGTAAATCCCTCTAGTTGATTTTTAGATATACCTAATTGGCCTCCGATGGTTGCAATGCCTAATAAATCTTTTAAACTTGTCCGAGTATCAATATTCTTTAATGACACAGCCAATGAATCAGCTTCTTTTCCAGTAAGACCTGCAGTTCTTCTAACATCAGCCAATGAATCTGATATTTCGGCATTTGTTTTAATTACTTTTGCCCCATAAGCTATAAGTGCAGTAAAGCTAAAATAGCTAGATAAAGCACTGCCAAGTCCAGATAATGCAGATTTATAATTACCAACATTCCTTTGATGATTGCCTAACTGCGCATCAAAAGCTTTGAGTTTATCGTTTAATTCTTTGTATTGTGAAATCTGAGCTTTTATAATTGGACTTGTTGAATTAAATCCGCCTGCTGCTTCTCTTATTGATTTGCCTAAAGCCGTTAGTGTTTGCTGAGCTTCTTTATAGGAGCCTATTGCTGCAGTAGTACTGCTTTTAGATTGAGCATTAGCAGCTCTTAATTTAGCCTGCTCCGCAGCAAGCCTATTAATTTCTGTTCTGTAATTTTGAGCTTCAGTTTTTGCTTGTGCAAAAGCTAATTTTTCATTATCTAATTCCTGTTTTATTCCAGGATCAGAAAATGAAGAACCAAAAGAAGATTTAATTGAGCTTGATAAAGATTGAATATCTTTAAGTAATTGCCGTGTTTTGGTAAGTGAAGTGTTGAGCTTTTTAATTCCAGAATCATCGAAATTAAGAGCCTTAGCAAATGCATTTACATCTTTAGTAGTGTCCTTTAAAACCCCTTTAAAGTCTCTGTTTATTCCAACTATTTCAATTTCTAACCTTGCCATTAATAAAAAGATTTTAACAAGGCTACAGCCTCTTTAACTGTTCTGATTGGTAGAATAATATTTTGGTTGTCTATTATCGGGATTGACATTATTTCTTGATCTGAGTATCTTTTGCTGGCTCCCATTCCAGCAAAATGAATTATGTCCGATCGAATTAGCCTTAACATGGCTTGTTCCTCGGACTTTTTCTCCATCATAGCCAACTCCATGACTGCGTATTCCCGGAGTGTAACCGCTTTTACTTCCTTTGGCTTTAAACCCCATTTATATAAATTGTTTATGATTTCACCGAGGCTGTATTCTTTTTTTTTACAGGTTTTTTAGGCTCATTTTCATTTACTGACGCATCCAACATAGCAGATACGGTTTCAAAACGTTCACGCATTGTTTTTCCTAAATATTTAGATTCAAGAAAATCAGCCATTATTTTATCCCCTAAATCCTGATCCTGCTGATCTAACCATGACAAAAAGAATTTATAGTTAAAATCAATACTTTCGTCCTTAATTTCAGCACCATTACGCAAAGCAGAATAAGTAAGCTCATATAAAGCTTTTTCAGGCGTTGAAACTAAGAGAATATCGAAATCTACTAAAGAAACATCTAGTCTGTCGCATACGTCCTCAAAAGCGCCTGTACCCCAAACTAATTGTCTTTCTTTATCCTTTATTGTTAATTGCATTTTCGATTTGTTTTAGTGTTGGTTTTGATTTCCTGAATAATTTTAGCTTATACCTATTGAAGCGACAACCACAAGGAGCAAGGGCGGTATAACTGATATACCATTCGCCCTTGTTTAATTCTATGATTTGCCTTACGGTTATCATTTATTAGGTTGTTACAGGAGTTTTTGTAAAGTTTGGCTTCCCTTTTCCTGTTATTTCTAAAGAATAAGTTGCTGCGCCAGTTTCTCCGCCTTCTGCTGTAAAAGAAGTAATGATGCCTGTGCCATCAAAAACCCAAATATAAGGGCTGTCATATCCTTGTATTTGAGTTGTCCCAAAGGTAAACTCTCCTACAGGCGACCCTTCAATCATTGCTTCCATAATATCCATATGAGATATTTTGCCAGTTACTTGATCGGCGATTTGATTACCATCAATATTTAGCGTCCAAGCTCTTGATGTAACCTCGTTATCAACCCATTCAGTGTCAGCTAAATCTTCGCCTTCTGATGGCTTACATGGTGGAGTTTCGTCAACATTAACATTAATAGTTAATGTACCCCCTGTTTGACAATTAATAGGCAATCCGTTAAAGGTGCCGCTTAATAATTTTCCTTGATAGACTGCCATTGTGATATTTTATTTAAAATTGTTTCAAAATCGTTGTTTAATTCGCCGGTTACTTCTAACCGACTTTTGCCTGCTACTCTTGCTGAGAATGCTATTTTATTGCCATTGTCGTATCTAAATACGCCACTCAAAATCTCATTTGGTATAATTTCGCCACCTACATTAAAAATGTTTTTAGCTCCAACTATAACCATTTTCCTAGCAGTTTTATCTGGCCTTATATCAAACTCCATATCTAATAAGGCTTCTTTACTACACGACCATCCATTTTGATGTAATAAAACTACTTCCCCACTTCCTAATGTCATGACACGTTATTTAGCCATATTTCAAACTTTACCAGCTTTCTATCAATAGAAGCTGTATCATTATCAATACTTAAATCCTGACTTTCAATTATTCTTACATTTTTTGTGTCAAAATTTGGTATGTTAAACCCCGTTCTAACAATAGATAATACTGATTGTTCCATATCATCTACTAAATCTGCATTAGAATAACCTTTTTTATTAATGCTATATATGTTAACGTCAATAGTCGATAACCATTCAAAGTTTGTAGCTTTTTCTGTGGTACTTTTCGACACGACTGTTTCATTCTTAGTTTGGCTGTCAAGTAATATATATACTGATGGTATAGGCACTACATTGACAGGAACTTTCTTATACCAAATATTCAAATTAGAAATGCCAGCTTTTAATGCTGTTATCATTCCTGATCTAATGTATTTATTTGGATTTAAGATATTCATTTACTTTTTTATCAATTACTTCAACTATTTTATCTCTCCTGGCTAAAAAAGCAGGGAATAGATATGGCTGTGCTGGCATTTTACCTTTACCATTCACAAAGAATTTAATAGCTTCATCAACTATTTCTTGAGGTTTGCCGGCTAAATAAGCTTTCGCAAAATCACCTGTTCCAAATTCAATGTAAGCTGCAACTTCTTCATCACTATAAATAATGCATTTCCAGCCATCATCATCAACTTCAATGGCAAAACTTGCTCTAACATTACCACTGCCTGATGGGAGCCTTGAAAGCGCATCTTGTAATATTTCATTAGCTGATGATAATAAAACTTCTTTTACTATTTTATCAACTTCAATACCGATGTTCTCCAACATCAGCATAAATGATTGTAATCCCTTTATTTGGAAAGCACACATAACATTTGAATGTATGTCACCGGATTATCTAAATCAACTATTCCTAATATTTCCCATCTTAAACCGTCACTTGTTTTAACAGCCATAGTTTTATTTGGGTAGAAATTATTTCTATTCCTTATTGTAAAGTAGGTAGGTTTGTTTTCAATTGTTGCCCCTGCCTGTATTGCCATTTGATTATAGTCGCTAACTTTATCTTTTCCAGCCCATGTACTTAGTAATATGGTTTCAGTTTCATTTGTTCCACCGCTTCCATTATCTTCAGTAGTATATGTAACAAAATCAATCTTACTTGTTAATCTACCTGGATCATACTGTTTTTTATTTTCAAATGGTTTTTTCATTTTAAATCGTACAACTACGCCTAAACTGATTTATTAATACTTGTACATCTGCTGGCAATGTTACGCTGTAAGCATCTCTATTCTCATATAGATATGTTATCATTTTATAACATGCATCTACAAGATTTTGAGGAACATCATCAGCATTAGCATAACCAATATTAGCGGCATAAGTATCTCCGGATTTTCCGTAAACAATTATACTCATTGCTTGTTGTTTAGTATGAGTTGGTGCCGTACCCGTAAAGGTCAAAGGCGAATCATAAATTTCTAAACTACAACCTAATAGCGCATAGGTTCTTGATCTTTCATACAAATATACATCTGTATATTGCTCAATTAAGGCTACTGCGCTTTTAATATTACGAGTGATTACCCCATCTTGATCGGGGTAATCAACTCGCAAATATTCTTTTGCGGCTGCTAACGATATAACATCTAAAGCGGTCACTAATTTTTATTAAGTAGTTGCGTTAAACAACTTTTTAAATGCTTCTGGATAGTAAATTGGCAATGCAATACGGGCCTCAATACGGATTGTTACAACGTTTCTTGCAAAGTTATCTTTGTGTTGATCCGAATAACGAAGCTCCATACCCTTACGTTGAAAAATAGCAGTGCCACGGCTAAAATCACCAACAACGCCTTCGCCTTCTTCGAATACATTTGACCAATAAACAATAATACCAGCAATAGTAACATTGCCTCTTGTATCTAAAACAATTGGATAAGTATATTCTTCAGTATTACCTTTATTGATAAAAATTTCCATGTATTCAACAGGAGAAACAAAAGCGGTATTTGCAGAACGTTTTAACAAACGAATTTCGGTACCGCCAGCAGCAATTTTATCGATGATATTAGAAGATTGGGTAACAGATCCGATAGGAAAAGTTTGCGCATCAGCTTGGTACCATAAACCTAAAAGATTTTCGCCTGTTCCATCGCCTTTAAAGATTTGTAAATCTTCAGCATCCATGTAGGCTTTTGGTAATTCATAAGCTAACCAAGCACGTAACCCCACAACATCATCTAACATTTCATCAGCGATATCTAGTAAGCCAGCAATTTTAACAACGTTAGCGTTAACTACAGCAGAAATATAACCCATATCAGGTTTCAATTCTCCTGGGGCAACGGTACCAATTCCAGCAGCAGCCGGATCAACTGTAAATTGAACGTAACGAATTACATCTGCTAAAGTTGGGAAAACTGGGATGACATTCCTTGCGTGAATATCATCGTGACCTGGGCCAACAATTGGCGTAAATTCTGGAGCAACACCACCTGCAGGAGTTAACATAGCTTTAGCCTCTAAGTCAACCTTAAAGTTTTTAGCTTGCCCGTTAATGAAAGCTTTTAAAAGTTTCTCGCCTTCTTCAGTTGATAACTTTTCCATGATTTCGTCAGACATTGTTCCCATACGGGTTTTAACTTCTGAAATCTTAGCTTGCTTTAATTTAGCTTCCAAGTCCTCTACTTTCATATCGTACTTTTCTGCCAATTCTTTTAACGCTAATTTATTAGCCTCAGAAAGCTCCTCTAATTGAACCTTGTTAGCCTCTGCTAATTCAAGTTTCATTTCGTTGATAGCTTCTTTAGCTGCCTCATTTGCGATACGCTTTTGCTCAGCCTCTTTATAGGCTTCTAATTGCAATTCGTATTTAACTTGCTCTCTTTCGCTCAGAGCTTCATACTCTGATTTGCCGAGTACTTTGAAGTTTTTTAAATCCATCTTTTTTAGTGAATTAGTTGATAAAAATTACTGTGTTTTTGAATGCCCTGAGACGATTCAATATTTTCTTTCTCTTGAAATTCTTTTTCTTCGCCATCATTCAACAGATTACCTGTAACATGATTACTACCTCTTAAAACCAAACTAGATTCTAAACGGTTAGCGGCTTTTTTAATAACGAAAAAGTAATAGATATAATCAAAGTCAGATTTATTTGCAATCTTATTGATGTATTTATCGTAATTCGCTTTCTCTTTTTTGTAATCAGGATCGTTGCTATCTAAAGCAAATTCAAGTTCTTCGTATTGCATGCGCACACTTGCCTGGATTTCATCTTCGCTTTCTAACCAATCTTTAGCCAATTGATTAATAACTCTGTCTTTACGAAACTTATAAACTAAGGCTTGGGTATTTCCTGAATATGGTTGTTTTAAAGCGGCAAAAGGAAGCTTAATCAATAACATTTCAATGTGTTCCTTTTTAACAAGGGTATTCATCATTGAGTAATAGTGATCCGCTAATAAATAGTTTTGCCCTTGATCTTGCGCAACCGACTCATCCCAAATACCATCAATATGTAAATCATCGTGACTATCTAAAACCATCGTTGTATTAACTACAATGTAGTAATACGCATCATCCATTTGGAATGAGGCTTTAACTTCATCAGATAGCTTTAAACCATTTAATGGGCGTAATGTAACCGAAGCATTTTTATTGCATGAGAATTGAAGCTTTTTCTTGCTCTCCATGATTTTAGGCAAATCCGCATAGATCGCCTTAAACATCGCCTCCTTAGTTTCAAACTCTTTATTAAGCTGTTTACAATAAATCATTTCTATTTATTAAACGGTTTGCCAACTTTAGACTGTTTATCCTGGATAGCCTTAACTAATTTCGGATCTTTTGTTTTATTATTGAGTTCTTCAAGCTTTTTACATAAGTCCTTATTTTTATCTTGATTTTCCATGTTAGGGGTAAAAATAAGGTAATTGAATATTATTTTTAAATAAATCGGTTAACGCTGTTGTGTATAAGGATATATATACATATATTTGTGTATGACAGCTATTGAAGTATTCAATCATATTACATCCGAACCTAAGTGGTATGCCGGATTTACAACTGCTCAAAACGCAAGCAACATAAAGAAAAGGTTTTTAGAAAGACAACTTAGCTTTGAAACTCTTGAAAGTATGTTTAATCATTTTGGATATTACCTAAATGCATCATGGGAAAAGAAATAAAAACACTGTACTTTGAGAATGAGGATTCTTTGACTTGCCACCCTTTAGAAGATCATCTACGTGACGCTAAATTAGAAGGTTTAAAATCAATTACGCTTATGGAAGCCATGCCAGATGATGGAACAAATGATTTTATTTGGTGTCATATTTACGATTGTGTTCAAAAATCAGATTGCAGTAAATCAGTATGCCCACGTTATGAATCTAAAAGCGGTAGGGGTAAATGTGCTAATAAAGGGAATCTTTATTTACACGGAGAAAAAGTAACATTTAATATAGATTAACCCAAAATAATATGAGTTTCAAAAAGAACCCAACAGTAGAAGAATTAAAGCAAGAGGTAGAGTTATTGCGGGGGCAGTTAGTAACTGTCAATTCAAGACTAAACGCAGCTAACAAGCAATTAAAAGAACACCCAGCGCAAAAGGAATTGGATTATATTTCTGGCAAATGGTGGTTTAGGTTTTTTAAATGGATGGGGGTATGAGCCAATATGGTAACTACATACCTAAAGTAAATCTAATTAGGAGCTGTGACAGCTCACTTAGATTGTATGGCATGCAATTTAAAGATAATCAACTTATTAAGGATATTTCTTTTTATTGTATAATAGAGAAAAATTTAGGGTATTCATATTTTAAATTGCATATCGCTTTTAGGAACCTAAAGCGCTCAATAAACAAAACATTTAAATTAAAATTCACAAAAATAATTTATAAATCAAAATGAGTTTAATAAATAAAAAGGGAATAGTTAAAGTCTCTAAGGCTTTAATTCAAGATGAAGAAGGTCTTTTTATGTTAGGTAGTTTAATGTCAGAATTTACCCCTATCATAATACAGGAAACTTTAACTCAAAGAATATACCATGGTTTTTCTGAAAGTTTTAAAGAGATTCAAGATGGTGATTTAATACCTGTTTATGAGGCTAAATTTTCATTTGCAAATAATCATGATAAAATTTGGGATTTAACATTTGAGGTAGTAAAATGATTAAAGGAAAAATAGGAATTGCTATTAGTGTTCATAACAGACACGAAACAGCACAAATAACAATCAATAATATTAAAAAATATCTACCTAAAGACGCACTTCTAGTAATAGTTGATGACGCAAGCGATGTTCCGTTTCCAAATGCAGACTTCAGATTCGAAAAGCAAGCAGGAATTGCAAAAACTAAAAATATGTGCTTATCCCTTTTAGATGACTGCGAACATATCTTTCTTTTTGATGATGATTGCTGGGGGAAAGTTAAAGGATGGGAAAAACCTTACATAGAAAGCAAATACCCTCACTTAATGTATATTTTCAGTGAGTTTTCGAACGGTAGGCCAAACGGCAACCGCAAAAGCCATGAAATTGAAGATGCTGTAATTTTCGAAAATCCTTGCGGATGCGCTATTTATTTGCATCATTCGTGTTTAGATACTGTTGGTGGCATGGACGAGGGATATGGAATTTGGGGAATGGATCATGTCGATTTATCTATTAGAATACATAACGCTGGATTAACTCCTTATAAATTCATGGACGTTAAAGGCTCTGATGATTTGTTTTTCAGTTACGATAAAGAGCAAACAATTGAAAGGAGCGTTCCCGCATCAGTTAGGGCAAAGCATATTCCAGTAAATCAAAGGAAACTAAATGCCTTAGGCAAATCAGCTCATTTCATCCCCTACAAGCAGCAAACGGGAATTATATTGACTTCATACTTTACTGGCGTTGCAGATCCGCAAAGAGGCGAAAAATGGGAGGCTGATGTTTCAAGTACAATAGCTTTAATTAAATCAGCCTCGATAAATAATTCAGATGTTGTAATTTTGAATGATTGTTTTGATAATGATGATTTAGAATACATTTATGAATCATTCGAAAACGCTTATTTTTTTAATTCTATAGCTCATATTAATCCATACTTTGCGCGCTGGTTTGCGTATCGTGATTACTTGCTAAAAAATCCAACTGAAAACGTATGGATGACAGATTGCAATGATGTAGAAGTCCTTAAAAATCCTTTCCAGATAATCAAGCCAGGAATTCTATACTGCGGGTGGGAAAAAGACTTTATTGGCTGCCAATGGATGCAAAACCATCACAAAAGCAACTTCATGCAGAACTTTATTAAATCGAACATGAAAACGCCATTATTGAATGCAGGTGTTATCGGAGGTAGATACGAAATTGTAATGGAGTTTTTGGATAGATTATGCGATATGTACGAAATATTGCCAGAAAAAGAGGCTGATAAAACAGATATGCCCCTAGTGAACTGGACCATATACAGTCACTTCCTTAATCGATTTGAAACTGGACTTAAAATAACAACAGAGTTTAAATCATTTAAGGCTAATCAAATCAGCTTGTTTAAGCATAAGTAACAACAACATTACAAAAAGATATTTAGTTAATCGATAAATTTGGGAATGATATTTAACATAGAAAAATTTAGACAAGACTGCATAAGCCACTTTAAAAATGCAACAGAAAAAAATTCCTCGCTAAACAGGATGTATTTATCGAGGCTTAGGCGAGGTAAAATTGAAGGTCTTAATGTTGGCAAATTCATGACTATATGTTCTGAAATGAATGTTTCTCCGGAAGTGTATTCAAATCATGATATTGAATTTTAAAATCAATCGAACACGTTAAACCAACTGATTTATGACCGACGAATACAAAGAAATATGGGATAGGCATTTGCAATCTAATCCATTAAAGCGCATAACTAAAAAGATTAAAGGCCAGCAATACGCTCGACCATTCGTTGTGAAAGATGGGTATTTTTGGGTTATTAATGATATTCACTTAGGCAACATAAAATTTTCTACAGAAATGGAAGATATGCGAAGACGGATATTCACGGCTTTTAAAATACCTAAAGAATTAATTCAAAGTTCTGGAGATATGTTAGGCAAAAATTTGATAACAAAACTAGGCGATGGTAACACTGATATTAAAATCGTAAAAGATTCTGAATATGGCGTTAGTCCGTTGGCACAATACCTTAAAATACTAAATAAATGATTCACTACATAAGCCCATTTGATGTAAACCGAAACTTTGGAACGTCAATCAATAATGCAATTGAGCAATTAAACGCTGATGAAAATGATTGGATTTGCCTCAGGGATTTAGACGTAGCATTTTTAACGCCTGATTCAGGACGTTTGATACATGAGGCAGTTGAAAAATACGGGAATGAATATGATTTGATTGGCTGCTATACTAATAGATTAGGTGGAAAAAACCAAACAATACCTAGCAGGGATGATTTATTTTTTTCAAACATGAACTTAACTGACCATTACGCAAAAAGTGTTGAAATGAACAGATCATGGGCGTCAGAAGTTGTTAATTATAATGAAGATTTAGCCGGCATGTTCCTTTTATTTTCAGTAAAAATTTGGCGCAAAATAGGCGGATTTAAAAACACGATAGTATTCGACCGTGAATTTACTAAGGGAGTTAGAATGAATGGCGGCAAAGTAGGCATAATGCCAGGTCTTTACGTTTTGCATTGCTACAGGCTATGGGCGCCAACACGAGAAGAAGCGAGAAAATCAGTTGATCATTTAATTAAGTAGGTTATGAATGTAGGTAATTACAGATTTGCATTTGAGCAGGAAATTAAAAATGATGCTGCATTATCTTCTTTAAAGAAGTGTTGCGGTAATCTATTTGATCAACAATTGCTAAATGAAGGTATAAATTGGTTCAGATCAGAATATCAGCAAACCGTACATCAATACCCTGGTGATAATATCTATTACGAGGAGCTACAGGTGTTTATTTTAGCAGGGGAAACATTTTTAAACTCAAAAATTAAATGCGAAAGATCATTAGCGTTTGACCTTAAGATAAAACAATTTAGATACTTAACAACAGAAAGAATATGACCTACGTAATAACAATATTCAACATAGCCTTAGTAGCTTTTTATTTTTATGAAAAGCGTAAATGTAAACTTGAACGAAAAAGATTGCTTCACAAAGAGCTTAAATACCAGCGACATTTGCGTAATGTTTTCGACTATCAACTGCAGATGTATGAATTTATGGATGCTCAGGATGCTGATGGATTTAAATTAGCGTCAGAACAAGTAAGCGAAGAACTTAACAAGTGCGAACAAATTTTAAAAGAAAAATAATGAATATAATTATTGATTTTGATGAATGCTTTATAACAAGAATTAAAAGCATAAGAGCATCCATAAAAATTGGTATGACAAAGCATGCAATTTTATTACCATTAAAAGATAAGCCTTTTTATATCTCAGATGATCTTTTTTTAAAAATAATGATTAAGCATTCAAAGATAAAATTAGAAAATTACTTGTCTGAAAAAATAAACCCCATTCCTTAATTTGGTTTGGGGTTTTTATTTTATCCTGGTATCCATTGAGGAACGCCATTCATCGACATTAATATATAGTTTCCTGATCCCGGTGGAGTAGGTATAACCGACTTTAATTGCGCTAAGCTAACTGCCTGGCCATCATCAACTGCATTTGCAACGTGCAATCTTCCCCCCGATACATAAGTTGGAAAGGTACCTGCTTTTGGCGTGTCTGTGCTAAACTCAATAAACAAAAGCAATCCTGTTTTATTTTGAGCGTTCATTGCTGTTGCAACAAATACACCGTTAGCGAATGAAGGAAAGCTACCAACATCTGTTAGCTGTTCAATACCTATCGGCTTAATATCTGGATTGCCATTTGCGTCAAATGTAATGATATCTGCCTTAGTACCCTGTATTGATACAACTGGATTACTACTAGTGCCAGAAACTAAATTTCCAGTAACGCTATCTACAGCCCCGTTTCCACCGCTGCCCCCGCCAGATTTAAAAAGGTTTTCGCTTATGAACGACTTTAAATCGTCCATGCTACCTAATACATCGCCGTCCGCCGTAATATCAGCCAATGCAGCGTAATTGCCATTAATAGCGATTCCATCAGCAGAATGACTAACCGTTAAAGCTCCCTTTTGAAATTCAAGTCCATTAACTATAAAACTGTTTTCTCTTGATTCAAGTATAAGTTTTCCCATTTCATATATTTTTAAATACCCAAATATATAAAATAGAATTAATATTTTCATTTGTAACTACATTGTTACTTGACAATTTTTATATAACACTTATCTTTGAATCAAGCAAACAGCAATAAAGCGGTTTGTAAATTGCAGATTATGAAAGCTAAATTTATAAGAACTAAAGGCAATAAAGAAATTTTTTTAATTACTGGTAATGGTATACGTGAGTTCCAAGAATGGAACACTGGATATACTGAAAGCCAAATAGAAGAGTTTTTAAATAATTAAATACTTATATGAAAGATTTAAACGAAGTAGCTTTGGAGTTGATACAAAATGCATCAACAAATTGTATTAACGACAGTGAGTCTGTTGTTAATATCCTTACTCCATGGGGTAAGAAGTTACAAATACAAGTTTCGGTTATAGATAGCGAAGAATCAGAATTTAATGATTTCCCTGGTATTCCTACCGAAAATTTTAAGGACTTAGCGATTGGCTTTAACTAATTACCGTTACTGCAATTGCGGTAATGATTAAACCGGATCTATTAATTTAGTCCGGTTTTTCTATTTTGCGCTTGCCGTTCCATTAGCAATACTTGACATAGTAACTTTGCCCTTATTGATATAATGCTCGTTTAAGTAAGCATCTGCTTTTTCGCCATACTTTAAGGCTGCTCTCATTTCGTTTGGTGTTAATGTTCCTTCTGGAATTGATTTAAGATATTCAGCAACCTCTTTCATATTTACAGCCATTTCAGGAAGCTGGGTGTAGTCAAGTTCAACCATGTCAACTCCATACTCTTTGCCTATAGCTGTATAAAATTCAGATATAGCATCACACACTGGAGCGACCGCATCCCATATCAATTTCCTTACCTCTGTGCCAACATTATTATCTGTTGAAGCCTTTTGGTTATGAAATGACAAAGGAACGTGAAAAGCTCTATAAATATCTTCTTCGCTTGCACCGATTAATTCTAATAGCTGAAGATCGGCAATAGGCAATCCGATCGACTGCCATGCTAAAGCAATAGCTGAAGGAAAAACACGGCTAAGTTCGTCATTCGATTGACGAGCTTCTTTCATCTTTTGCTGTAATTGTTGCTTTTGATCTTTACCTAATTGATCTTCTTTGTCCTTAGGACTTAAAATACCGAATACACCTCCGTTTTTAGCTTGTTTAGACGCTTGTGTTTTAGCCTCTTTAATCGTTCGCATTGTTTCCAAGTAAGCACGCAAAGGACTTACGCCATACAAATATTGAAACGTTCTGTCTATATTAGCCGGATTGCCCGTTTTAAGGTGGTAAACTTCGTCTAAGGTGAACTCTTTTTGAATATCTGCATAATTCATTCGGTAGCCCATTAATGGCTCAAGCAAGTCGTTTTCGTTTGCTATTATTTCCATATTCGGGATACACCACATTTTAGTAGTTTTCTTTGATCCTTTAAGAGTGTGATTAAAACTATTGCCATTAAGCAAATATGTAAGTGCAACCGTCCAAAGAAACTGGGATCCGTTCTGATATGTGTTTGGATTAGCAAATAACTTGCTTAAATACTCATTATCAACCTCCTCAACAGCTTGTAATTTCATTAAGTATGCAGCAATAGGCTGTTCTTTTTCAATCGCTTTGGCTGCTTTTAACTTCTTTTTGTCTCGCACTTTGTAGAAAACAAGAGGGGTATTTATAACCTTTTTAGAGATCAAATCAGTACATTCATAAACTGCTCCAATTGTTCTAAAAGCATTATTGTCGTAATCATAGCCATCGGAATTGATTGTAGGCAATCCAAAATCTAAACCACGTATTGCAGAAGCCATTTGACGCCCAACTTCTTGAACCATTGACTGTGTGAATTTTTCGGCTGCTTTATCGCTTCTGCCAAATACCCTATCTATAAAACCCATGTTAACAGTTGTTTTAGCAAATGTAACGAAAACTATGTTAAAAGCAAAAAGGCAATAACCATCCGATTATTGCATTAATAATTCTAAATTAAATATTCATTCCCTAAATATTTTGTGAACAGAACCCGAATCGAACGGGTATGTACGTCTACAACTTGTTTTCTTTCAGTATACTTTCTCCACTCGCTGTTCAGCATTCTTAAAGTGACGTATTCCGGTCTGAATTAGTGCGTCTACCATTCCGCCATCTGTTCAAATACGCCGGTCTTTCCCGGCTGTCATAATTTCTATCGGATTAAACCTACATTGCGAACCGAATATTTCTATTTAGTCTGCACAGGATCACGTTAACGACATATCCTCACCATTGTATATGCAGTATAGGGTCTACTTTTTGTCGACATTCGCAACAGAGGCAAATGCAAGATTCGAACTTGCGTAATCGGGTTTGCAATCCGACATATAACCACTCTACCAATTTGCCCAATAAAGCGATTAAGTTCATCCAAACTCAACCGCTATCTAAATTAACGCTCTCACCTCAAAACCCCGCAAGGCGAACCAGACGGGGAGAGATCATCGCAATTGCGATAACGACAATTATTTATCTGGGGTTATAAATACAGTAATTAAACATGATATAGCAAATGAAAATAAATAAGCTATACCAATATTAAAAGACTGAGCCATAACAGCAAGTACGCCTGTAATTCCTGTAAATACTAAAATAAATACAGTTAACAAGTTTAAAATTTCTTTTGTGTTTTTTGATAAAGTTTTCATGATTTCGCAATTTATTCAAAAAGCTTTATTGCCTTTTTCTTGAAACAAATATACAACGAATTAAAAAATTGTCAAGTAACAAGTTAGATACATTAGTCCCATCCAAAAGAAACCTCTTTAATCCTTTTGAATGTAAACCACATACGCATCATAATCATATCTGAATAATCGGGAGATCTGCCTAACAGTTCTTTTACTTTGTCTTTGGGAATAACCATTTTCTTTCCGTCCTTATCCATGTCCTTTTGCTTAACTTGTTCCAATTCTTCAATAATTAGATGTTTATAAACATCATCTCTTATCCATATTTTATTGTCGTTAACCATATCTGAAAGCTTAAAATAGCATTGCGATTTAAGATTATTAAAGTTTTCCTGCTCATTTGATTCAGGATTATTTAAAGGAGTTGAATTGTTAACAAATCCATGGCATGAAATTATGTCTACAACCCCGCCACCTACGCCATCTTCATCACAAATAATATTTGATGCTGGTACTTGATTTTCTTTGGCAAGTTTTAATATCTCTGTAGCGGCCTCGGTAACCTTGTTTTTATCAATTGTAACTATCTTTTCAAGAATAAAACCACTCCAAACACCTACAACTGTGTTATCAGAGCCAAAACGCGCAATATCTGCACTTATATACTTTTCTCCTGTCTCAACAAATGAATTAGTGAATATGTCTTGTATTTTATTGAAAGTCATTAAAGCCGACGGATCATCATCATACATGAAGTTTCCGAAAATCAACCTCTCAATAGTTACTTTACTACCTGTGGCTTTAATCCTTGCTATATAAGCTGGCACTTCAGGCGATGGATTGTCTGATGGTAAAGCGGGAACAAATGATATGCCTGGTTTTTCTTCTTTTGAATTGTAAGGTTTATAATACCTTGTGAATACATGATTTTTAGCCGGGTTAAATGTTTCTAACATCTTGGCTGCAAGATTATACTTATCATTAAGCCTACGCCCTAAACGTGTACTAAGAACCTCAATTGCTTTAAAATCAGTTTCAGCAGATTCATCTACTGCTGCGCCAGTTAATTCTAATCCACCAAACCTTGTGAATAAAGGATCGCTAGGCAATGACATTGTATCGATCAAAAATATAACCGATTCATTATAAAAAGTAATTGTGTTATTTTGCTGATTATAATTATAGTGAATATCTTTTTCAATTTGACATTCTGCAAAAACCTTGAATAAGGTTATAAGTGTTGTTTTCTTTAAAACAGTTAATTGCTTACGACCTAATCCCCACCCTGTGCCAGGATAAGCAATTGACATGGTTGTTAGCCAATAACAAAGCAGGTATGATTTACCAGAAAAAGCCGCCCCACCGTAACCTATGAAAGTTGTATGATCGTCAGAAAGGTATTGCCATGCTTGGTACTGCTTTATAGATGGCTTAAAATTAATCTGTATGCCATTATTTTGCATCTGGAGCTATAATGTTAATTACAGGCACAATTGCAACTTCTTTCTGCTTATTGTCTTTTTCGTAAACGCCAATTATCTTACCTAGGTTTTCAGTAGCTTTATTGGCTCCGGCTGAATCAAATTTATATTCTCCTGTAGGCTCTCCCATTACTAAAACAGGTTCCACAGCCATACATCTATCAGAAATAGCTTTAAACCTTTCTTGAACCCAAGCTGCATCAACCAAAGCTTTTTCGCTTATTAAAGAACGTCTTTCTTCAATGTATTTTTCTATTTCTTCATCAACAAGAAGTTGACTTGCTTTTGATCGTGCTGATTTTTTACTATAACCTGCTGATATAGCGGCTTTTGTGCCATTATTTAATATCAAATATTCATCCGCAAACTTTCTTTGCTGAGCAGTCATAATGTTTACTATTGTTTACTTTATGTTAACCCAAATATACGAATTATTTATACTTCTGTTGCATTTCCTCGTCTTGTTCTTTTGAAATTCCGAGTTGTTGTAAAACTTCGTCTCGTGATGGGATGTAAATATCATCAGGCTTACTGAATACATAAGTTGTTAGTGATTTTGATTTATATAACCAAAATGTTAAATCTAAATTAGGTTTCATCATAACTCTATCTTTATCATTTGGTTAAATCTATTCACAGTCTTTTATCAAAAAACAACGTATAGTAGGCTCGTCTGCTTTTTTAATACCAGCACCTTTAAATCTAATGTATGAAACCGACGCATCTATAGCCATTGATGTTTCATATTCATCATCATTTTGCTTAATAAAAACATCCATTTCGTCAGGAAGTAATTCAATTATTGTTTTTAGCTCTTTAATGTTCATAATTTTTGTTTCTTTTAAATTTGTTCTGTTCCAATTATTGCGTTATTACCTTTTATAATGATGATTACTTTTGTTTCATTTTCTCTGTTTAGAGCCCAGATTATATCTGATATATTTTGGAAAGGAACCGAAATCACATCTCCATAAACCTGTAACATATCCGCAACCTCTTTAGGTGATTTACCAGTTATATTTTGCTTTTTAATACTCATATCAATCCCGCTGTGTTAAGTTCTTGGCCTTGCGATGTGAAGTAGAATAAATTCTGTAACTGATGCAAATATCTAAAATGAGTATTTTGACACTGACAAGCAACAGAAAATCCTTCAAATAAAGCAACGCTAAAATTTTTATCTATTTTCTCTCCGTCGCATAATGACGTTAAAACCCAAGGCAAACTATACAGGTTTCCCTCTGGATGATGCTTCTCAAACCCAACCTTCAAAAGCATTTCTTCAGTTAATGGGATTGGTAAATAATTAACTCTAATACTTTCCTCGAATGAAATGCCATTTTTATCTTCACATCTAAAATGCGTTCTAAATATAGCTGAAACAAAAACCAATCTTTCCATTCCTCCAACTATAAGTAAATTCCCTATTCGTAAATCCTGCGCTTTAATCATACCCCAAATATCGATAATTTTAATTTGTGTTTTTGTAACAATCTGATTACTTAAGATGCTTATTTTCAAATAGAGTTTCGCTACAAATTCCGCCTATTTCTCCATTATACCAGATAGCACCAACATTATTACCGTTATAGTAAAAGCTCCACCCTCCACCATTACTACTAAATGCCTTAACTTTTATCTTTGGTTTTTTATCGATTATAGTTTTCATATCCTTAATTTAAAAAGGGGCTTATTAGGCCCCGATGTTATTTCTTACGTTTAATTTTAAATTCTATGTTAACCCCCAAATAAGTTATCCAATTAGCTGTATTACCTCTTTTCCTTTTTTTCCAATCTCCTTTATAAAAAACATAACTAGCATCTTTAGAAAGTGGGAAACGATTCCCGTAAATTTCGGCTTCATTACTTGAGTGATGTTCTTTTTCATTGAGGACTTTATCACCTACATTTTTAGGGTTGTGGTAAAGCTTCCTTACTTCATCCAAAGTAGCAACTACTTCTTTGTTTTCAATGCCTGATTTTACAACCAGATCAATAATTTCTTGTTTTAAATCCATTTTTTTTGTTTAGATCAAAATCTTTATTGCTTTCGACATAACAAATATACGAATACTTTTTATATTTGCAAGAAAATATTAATTACTTTTTATAATTAATTATTGCTTCAGAAACAAATTTTGATTTTTCACCAAAAGGTAATGAGGCAAGTATTTTTGCGGCATCTGGGGTAATGTTAATATTACTTTTTACATATCCTGTTACTGATTTTTTTCGGCCAGCCCCGGGCTTTCTTATTCTTTCCATATATAAATAAATTTAAGATTTTTTTTAATTGAAGCTAAATTTTCCCGCTTCATATCCATTTTCTTTAACAAAAAAATGATGCCATTCGCCTGATTCATTTTCATTTAACAAACCTTTTAAAAATCCATTTGAAACATAAACAAATTCATTTTCATCAGCCATCATATTAAAAGCCGAATCAGTATTTAATCCTTTATCTTCTAAGTAGCTTTCTATTTCTGAAAATTGAATTTTATTAATTTCTGTACCTCTGTAGTTAAATTTAAAAGTTTTCATGTTTTTCGTTTTGCTTGATATAAAGGTAAGAATAGTTTTTTAATTATGCAAGAATTAATTAAACATTTCTGATAAATCTGAAGCTATAAATTGAAAAGGATGACCAAAGTTACTAACTGCGAAATAGTGACGAATTTCTTGGATTTGATTATTTTCTAAAGCCCATTTTTTAACGCCTTCTAATCTTGCTTTTTTAGTTCCTAATTCTTGGTTATCTGAATAACAACCATTGTTAACATTATATTGAAGTCTAATTACTTCATCAACTAATCTTAAAGCTGCAATTCTGATTTCGTTTACGTTTTTCATGTCTTTTCCTTTTTGTTATAACAAAGATACAACATTAATTTATATTTGCAAGAATAAATTAAAAATAATTTTATTTTTTTTTATAATGCTAAAATTTCTAACAAAGATATTACAATTGCTTTTTAAGCAGATTTATTTAAATCCAAATACTAACATAGCTGCATCTCTTGCATGCTGGTTTGTTTTACTTTTGTGACCTGTTATTTTTTTGAAAGTAAAATGATCGAGTTTAGTCCTGTTATTCTTAGGCGCAACCATTTCGAAAGGTATATTCTTATCGATCAAAAAATCTTCCCATATTTTCGCGTCTCTCTTTATAGATCCCGCGCCTTGCAACTTTTCACGGCCGCCAGTTATATATTTTCTTAACCTGGCATCTTCAACACGAACTAATTTAATCTGCTCTATATTCCCAATTATATAATCAAATGCTTGATGAATCATAAGTGATCTACAAAATATTAATCTATTTTCAATTGTGCTCCAACAAGCAAATCCAGTATTTACGCCTGAATCTATTCCAATGATAAACTCCGCTGCTGTTATTTTTTCGGTCATTTTAATAGCCGCCTCCATTAGTTTCGAAATCCTTACAGTTTTTAACGCCAGACTGATCTATAAATTCAACCCCGATTGAAATTGAAATTGGATTAGGTTCATTTTGAAAATCTTCCTTATTATATTCGTCATTAAGTTCAGTTATCATAGATGACAAAGCGTTATCATAACTTAAATAATATTCAGGTGAATTAAATAAAACATGAACTCTAAAAACACGAATTTTTTTTCTGTTTTCTCTTTCTTTAAATTCTTCTGATATTTTGGATTGTAAATCCAACAATTCCATGTGAGTAAGTTTTGTTAATTCCATTTTCTTAATTTTCTTTAAATAAAACTACCCATTTTTCTGTTTTATGTTCTACTTACATGGTTTAATACGAATTAGAAATTTTAACGATATTCAATACTTCTAAATATTTTTTTGTTGTAAAATCATGCAATACCCCTCTTCTCCAAAAAGGTTTTTTTATGTGTTTAATATAATCATTTATTAAATCACCTAATGGAAATTCATATTGGTAATATGTAATACTTTGCGTATCGCCTAAGTATTGTACAGGTCTTACGTGTTTCTTTCCTGTTTTATATTTTTCAAATTCCTTTATCATAATTTAATCGTTAATGGTTTTTAAAATTTAATAGTTGTTCTGAAATGAATTTGGCTATCTCTAAAGCTTTTTTTCTTTCCCTCTCATTAGTTTCTTCTGAAAATCTACTATCTACCATATAAGGAATCCTTGCTACTTTGTACTTATTACCTGGAGTTGTTCCTACAATATTCCATGCCGTTTTAGATTCTGAATGTTTTACTTCTGTTTTCATGTTAATGGTTTTTAGTCCTGGTTAATTTAAAACGGTTTATTTTGGTTAATTAATTCCTGTAAATCGGCTTCTTCCATCATGATAGCTTGAAAGAACGAATAAAGTCCTAAACGTTGCGCCTGCGCCTTTATCTTTTCATCTATGGATAATTCTCCATTTAACTGCTTTTCTATTTCTTCTCTCTTAAATTTTTCGATTGTAACAGCTTTCTTTAATTTTAAATCTCTGTAAATATCTTGCTTTGATTGCTCCCAAAATTCATCCTGTTCAGCTTCAGTATATTCAAATAATTTAATGCCGCGTAAGAAACGATAAACAGTAGGCGCTTGCAATGATATATCTTTACCTATTTTATAAGCTAAAAAAGCATCCATTGCGTTTTTACTGGCAATTTCGAAACGCTCTTGTAATGTAGGTTCTTTTGTTTCTTTGGCCGGTGTAGTTAATTCTATCCTTTTTTTGTCTTTTATGTAACCATCAAACCAGCCCATGAAAGTAATGAAGTTGAGGCCCATAAATTCACCAAATTCTTTTGAGCAGCCGCGAACAAAAATTAACGGTACTTCTTTAGCGCGAACGAAACCGTATTTTGATTTAGACATTTTCATTGTCTCGTCAACAACTATAGTAAATTGCTCAGGCTCAGGAGCGGTGTAAACTGCCATTAGGTAAGCTTTATTTACCGCGTACCGAAATAACTCGTAAAGTTCAGCTTCCGACACGTCTTTTATCATCGGGCTTTGTAAAGCATCGTATATTTCGATTTCACGAGGTGTAAAATTTGAAATATCTAAATTTTGCTGTTTGTATAATTGTAATCCACTCATTATTTTTTTAAGTAAGGGTTATCGCTGTGTTGATTATCTGATACCCGGTCAAATTTTGTTTTTGGCTTTTGCTGTTTAAAGTTAATTAACCTGGCTTCCCAATTTTCAGAAAGTAAAACCGAATCGTTAAATTGTTCAGATTGACTACCAATTAATTTTTCTGGAGCATGCCGTTTTTCATCGGCTAAAGTTTTGTATTCATCGTATGATTTAAATTGAAGAATAAAATTATCATAATCAGAATCATTTAAAATTTTAACAAAAACAAAAGCTGATACGTCACGCTGCTTATTCGAATACCTCATTTCGGACCACCCAAATTTTTCGCAAAGCAAAAGTGTTAATTCATTTTTTTTTGCTTTTAATTCTTCTGTATTACTAATAGTATAATTATTTAAATCTTCACTTGTATCTGCATTTCCATTTACACTTATATATAGTTTACTTGTTTGTTCAAACACTTGTTTAAGCATTTGTTCATTCTTAGTATCTAATATATCAAAATCTGTATGCTTTAAAACGTATTGAATTACATTTTCATCAGAACAAATTTTGCGCATAAATTTTGCGAAATAACTCATTTTACCAGCGTTTGATCGCTTATCTTTGAATTGCTCCCTGTTAGTTATTATTTCGTTAGCAAAGTCATTTATAAGCCTGCCTTGCTCATTTATTTTGAACTTATGTTTTAGCACTTGTTCAAACACTTGTTTAAAGCGCTCAAACTCAGAGAAACGGACATCTGCTAAATTTGCAAGCTCTTCAATGTCGTTCGGCAACGATTTTTTGTCATAATGATGAAGTATTAAGGAATGGTACCAGGATTTACAATCTGGCTTCATTTCTTTTGTAGCCAAAAGCCATTTATCAATATAAAATAGTACAGCGGGATCTTTAGCCATAACTAAGTATTTAAAAGTTCAGGAAGCGTATTAATGTCGATTGCTAATCCGGCATCTATCAATCCGAAAACGTCAAAGTGATTTTTAAATAAAATAAACAATGAGCTATAAGGCAGATATTCTGCATTAAAAGGATCTCCATTATCTGAATCAGGTTCTACAAATGTTCCTCTGCCATTGTATTCTACTGTATGGATTTCGTTCATTTCATCCATTACAATAGGCGAAATAATTAAAATATCCATTCGCTTTAATATCGGTTTAATAACTGAAATAGGTACTGCAGTAGACCCGTGTTTATCATCAAAATAACCAGACCATCCTATCCAATCCCTAATGCCATTTAATATAAAAACTTCTTTTCCGCGTAAGCATTTTAATTTATAAGGTAGATAAGGAGATAAGTGTTTAAGTTCTAATTTCATAAAATAAAAAAGCCTTGCAAGCCTTTCCCGTCTTCGAACTCGGTACTTGGCAAGCAAGGCAATAAATGTCTTTGATTAGTCGCTTAAAATTCGAAGACTGCGACTGTTTATTTTACCCCACTAAGATACGGAAATTATTCTGTTTCAAGAAACTTAATTACTTTTGTTTTGCCAGTTAATTTAGCGTGTTCAAGTTCCAGTTGAGCTGATTTAAGCATTGCATTTGAAGTTGCCACAAGTGTTTTGCCTTGAGATACTTCTATAGATCCATCTTTTACTCCTTTAAAGACATTTACTAATTCATCTCTTAACTCTTTTGCGTTTTTCATTTTGTTAATCGTTTAAGTAATAATAAATATTTATTTGATTCAATTAAATAAGGGTATTTTGCTATATCTCTTATTTTAAGCTTTGATTTTTGCTTAACTAATCCTGATCGGATACACTGTAAAACATCACGAACTTTTATTCCTAATTCTTTAAATTGATTTTGCTCGCATTCTTTGCACATGTAATTCCTTTTATCCTGGAATACATCGTAACTTTCAAAATCTATTAATCTTTTTTGACTATGGCATATTAGACATTTTTTTGTTTTATCTTGTCCTAATCGCCTATACCTAGCTTCTCTCTCCTTTGCTCTGGCTTTAGGAAGTCTACAATAAATAATATGCTCAGGCATTCTCTTTTTGCGTATTTCTTTGTACTTTTCAGGATTTTCTGCATAATCTTTTTTAAATGCTTCTGCTTTCTTAATTTTAATGCCCTCCTTGTTATAATAACGATACTTCTTATCATAATCTGCTTTTTCAGTTTTAAGTTGCTCAGGTGTCTTTAAATGCTTGTCTGATTGAAGTTTTCTTCCGATAGAAGAACAAGGTTTACTACAATAAAGTTTAGCACCCAATTTAACAGCTCTGTTATAATGCCCTGTGGATTTTTCATATTCTTTAGAGCATATAGGACAAATTAAGTTCATGATTATTTATTTAAATTCCAAGTACCATTCTTTAAATCTTTTACCGTCTTTTTCGATCCAGTTATCCTTTATAAGTAACCCTTCCTTCCGGAGTATTGAAAGATAATGCCGAACTTCCGTAGTGCCAACATGCCTTAAAATTAACATGCTGGTTATTTTCGCACCTCCTTTAAGAAACATTCTAATCCTTGACAGATTGTCGACTTTGTTTGATTGATCGTTCATATTTCTGTTTTTTAAGTTTTTTATAATCCTTCCAGCTCATTTCTTTAACAAGCTTCCCGTTTAGGTAGTAGGTTGTTAGGAACATTTTAGTCTTTGCCATAAAATACCAGGTTGATGCTTTCCTTTTGCTGGTCTTTCTTCTACAACCTCCAATACATTATAGGTATCATTAAATTTTTGAATCGTATCGCCTTTCTCTGGTTTATTATTTGGATCAACACACATATAAATCATTATACCGCCTCCTTTTATTAATTTAATCTGTAGATACTGAGGGTATCCATTCATTTTTCCAAACTCTATTGTTTTCATAATTTTAAAATATTAATGTTAATTGATCGTTTTTTGAATAAGGCGAATATTTTATCTTATGCCACCTGGTCCGGCACCACTCTATGCCGAATACTTTTAGCAATACCATTTCCCGTTCGTGTATCGCCAATGGGGTGTATCTTGAAAAGTTTTCCATTACTTTTTAACTTGTTTTAGATTGCTTAATATTAATAACTCTTTTTTATATTTTTCACGCTTAAAAGTATTCTTTTCAAGTTGGCAAAGAATAATCAATGCTTTCATATCCTGGACTAATGCCCATTCACGTCTAAGCTGGTGGACATAGGTCATGCATATGTTAAAATTATAATTTGCTACCCTTTTAAGTGGACGAATAAGCCTCATTTTTATCCTTCTATTGGTAATAGCAAATTTTGTTCTTTGCAATATTTCTGCGATTTCAGAATCTGAAATATTAAGATAATTTTCTTTTATAAATTTTTCTTCAAATTCAGTATATGAGGTTTTGTGTTTAGGTAAATCTTTATTAAAGATATGTCCTCTGCTTGTTGAGTTACCCATTTTCCAGTCATGGCTTTTTGGTGGAGGTGCACCTATTCTCATTTGTTTCATTTTAACATAATTTAAATGATTTACTTTTCCCTGTTTTTAATTTAAATGATAATGACATTCTATTTACTGAAATAGAAAAAGCTGCTTCAGAAATTGAATCATAAAAAATACCTGTAAATAAATTTAAAACTATTTTTCCTGGTCTACCCTTATTTAATCCGGTATTCCTTGCGTGTAATATATTTTCTCTTTGAGTACACCATTCTAAATTTTCAACCCTATTATCATATTTAATGCCATTAATATGATTTATAGAAGGCTTATTATGTGGATTAGGGATGAAAGTTTTTGCTACCATTCTATGAATAAATATTTGCTTTTCTCCGTTTCTAAATCTTCTATAACCAAGCGTATCAGAATTTCCTATTACTTTTCCTTTTAATACAATGGATATTTTTTTTCCTCTTACTATCATTGAGACTTTTTTATTTAAGCTTTTAACAATTCCAAGTTTAGATATTTCATATCTATCTTCATATCCTTTCATTGGGTAAAATTTTTCATCGCTCATAAAGAATCCAAATGCTTTAAAATCTGTTCTGCAGTTGACTTTGGATTGGCTTTTATGAATGCAATTAAATCTGATTTGCAATTGTTGTAGCCAGCTTCGAAATCAGTTTCACAATATTCTTTTAATTCTTTTTCGTTTAAAAAATGTTCCCCTTCTGAAACCATTTCAGATGAATATTTTTTTGCCTTTTCTTCTAAGTTCATGATTGCTTTTGTTTAAGTGATTTTAAATATTGCTCAACAGCTATGTTTATAACCTGATTGGTGCTACGGTTATCATCTGCTGCAGCCTGTTTAATGTTTTTTAAGTTATCTCCCCGAAGATGGAGTGATATTTTTTTTTCGTTTGACATAATTTATTCAGTTTCACTATTTTCAATAGCTGTAATTAAGTATCTTATTTGATCGCAAGCATCGTTAAGCTTTCTTGCTACGCTATCGCTTTTGATATTCAAATAAAAAATATCTTCCAATTTACATAAAGCTAAATCTGCTTTCTTTTCGGCTTTAATTTTTTCTGATTTTGTCATTTTCTTTTAGTTTAAGTACGACACAAATATATACTACTTTATACTACCAAACAAATTTATTTTCATTTCTAACACATTTGTTACAAAACAAAAATAGCCTCGTTAAGAAGCTATTTAAGTATAGTACATTAAAATTTAAACCGTTATAATTTTGACCTTAATACATTTACGTGTTCATCTCTAACAATAACCCATTCTGATAACCTTTTAGACATTTTATCTGTCATCTTAACATCTCTATTAACTTCGTAAAAATGGTGATAAGGTTGCCCGTTATAAATTGTAAACGGATTAAAATATCCTTTCCCAACTCCGCATAATAACATTTGATGATTAAGCTGGATTATCCAATTTTTATCAACTTTTTCCAATCCATACCGCAGTATTTTAAAGTAATTTTCTGGTTTAGGGCATTTAGTTTCTAAAGGATATTTAACACTTACTATTCCGTCAGGAGTACCTCCCTGGTCATCGCCTAAAGGAATAAAGTAGCCAGGTGTTACGGTTTGAAATTCAAGTTCAATTTTTTCTTTAAAATAATCAAATGCTAATGGCTCCAGTTCAGTTCCGCGCTGCATATCATAGCTTTCATATCCTTCATCTTCATCAACTCCAAAAACTATTTCGATTGCTTTTTCCAGCGCATAGGTATTGCCAGTTTCTCCTAATCCTTTTTCTCCCATTAATTTATGAAATTCGGATGAAGTAGCGCGGCCGGCTCTCTGTTCTTTATGAATTTGCGTTAACATAGTCTATGTATAAGGTTTCCATATCCGTAGATATGTCGTAAATTGATTTAATCATTTCTAAAGTTGCCTTATTAGCGTGCGCCTTTTCAAAATTATCTTGAGTGAATACAGGCTTTGATTTGGAAGTTAATCTTGGCTGTATGGGTTTTATCCTTACGCCTCCAACTATTTGGCCTTTCATCTTTACGTTTGAATCGATATATAATTCTACAGTAATATTATTCCAATTATCAGTATCAGTTGATTTACTTTCCGAAAAGCTACGAACTACCGCTGCATTACCTGCGTTTAAAACCCAGGGCTTAATTGGTTCAACAAAGTAAGCTATATTATGATTTCCTTTATTTCCAGCCACAATAACACCAATTTCTTGCTTAACATGTTTTATTGTAAAAATTAATGGCTTTCCTTGCTCTACCATTTCCTCTAAGTCGACCACGCCTAAGTGGTCAGACTTATAAACTTTTCTATAATTAGCCATTACAATAATGTTTTAGAATCGTTAATAATTAAACTTCTATTGATTTGTAAAGACTCTTTAACTCTGGTTGACATAATTATTCCTGCATCGCTTTTAAGCTCTGGAAACTCTTTAATTATGGCGTCAAATTTTAAAAACCATTCTTTAACTTTAGTTTGATCGTCTGCGTTTGCTAACGCTTTAGATTTTGAAATTTTTTCTTTTTCTTCAGCTTCAATTCGGGCTTTTTCATTTGCAATAGCTAAATCTTCTGCATATTGTTTTGCCTTTAATTCTGCGGCTAATTTGTATGATTTTGCTTTTTCATCAGCAGCAATTTTAGCTAAACGATCAGATTCAATTTTAGCTAAACGATCTTTTTCAACTTGTTCTTTTGCTAATCTTTCAAGCTCTGCTTTTTGTTCTGCGTCTTTTTTAGCTTGTTCTTCAGCCAAACGTTTTCTTTCTACTTCCAATTCCTTTTCACGTTTTTCAGCTTCTTCCTTCAAACGCTCATTTTCTAAACGTTGAGCTTCGATTCGTTCAGCTTCTAATCTTTCTCGCTCTAAACGTTCTGCTTCTGCTTTTTTCTCAGCTTCAATTCGGGCCAATTCAGCTAATCGTTCATTTTCTTTTTTAGTTTCGAAAGCTAATTTATTGTTAGCTAAAAACCCGATAAATTGTTCTTCGGTCATTTCTTCAATCGAAACAAATTGAACATCAACTTCGTAAGGTAAAAGCAATTCCAAACGATCTGATTTTAATTTGGCTTTACGATCAGCTTCTAACTTTTGTTCATACTTTTCAATTTCCAAAAGTTTAGCCTCCATTTGCTCATTAATAATAATCTCTTTGTTTTTGTAAGCGTCAACAAAGCGACCGCCAGCCAGGTAAAAAGCTTTATTTGTTTTATGCCATGCCTCAATGCCTGTAGTTCTATTTTTTTGAACTTTTAAGCGTAATTCACGGGCTTCTTTGAATGTCTCCGAGTTAAGCTCTTTTACGATTACTGAATTATAAACTTCCTCTAAAGCTTTTCTTTCAGCTAATACAGTAGATAACCCACTTGTCATTTTTTCAGCCTGTTTTTCTTCTAATCCGTATTCTTTCGGATCGATAATTACTAATTCTTGTGTTTGATTTTCCATTTTGAAATCTTTTTTATTTTGTTTAATACTTAAAATTATTTAATTCTGCTGTCGATGTAGGTTAAAGTTTCTGTTGTCATGGCTATTTATTTTCTAAATTTACAGCCTCTGATTCTCTCCTTTGCATTAAATCCGTAGTCCAACTATCTATTTGAAAATCACTACATTTTAATTCATTACAATGTACTTTATGATTTTTTTCTCTTTGACAATCGCTAGTCATCCATTTTTTACAGCTACCACAAGCGTTACCCATTCTTCTGTTTTCTTCTCTTAATCGAGAAGCCTCAATTCTGCTTAGCCTTCTTTGATCGGCTTCCAAGAACTTATCAAAGTTGTTAAATATATTTTCCATTGGTTTTAAATTAAAAAAGCCCCCTACTGAACCGCCTGAGATCGGCACAATAGAAAGGCTTATAAATTTCTTTATTCGGCTTTAGTTTCTCAGGCTAACCGATATACGAATGTCTGGATATAATTTTGAATTGCAATGATTGTAACTAAGATGTTGCAATGTGTTTGAAAATGTGTGTGATTACGTCAACCGTCCATCCGTTTCCTAATGCACATAAGGCCTGACCTTCAGAAACGCCAGGAACATTTGTGTATCCATCAGGAACTGTTTGTAGCCTTTCACATTCAGTCAAAGTTAAATCCCTATAATGGTTAATTCCTAATCCTGTTATTATTTTACGCTTAGTGGTAGCTCTTGCATTTGGAAAGCAACCAAATTTGCCATTTTCGTAAAAAGCCCTGTCTTGTTGTGATTTATATCCTTTCCCTGATACATCAAACTGAACGTAATTTTTTGTCATAACAGGGTTAAAACACTCTATATTAACAGTTTTTTTACCATGATTTTCTTGAAGGATATCTAACATAAGTAATCCTTTGTCTTTCGGTTGTTGTATATTTGGTATGTTTGTCCAATAAAGACGTTTTCTGTTTTGAGCTGATACCAGGTTGCTGTTTATTATTATAGGACTTACACCTAATATTTCAGAAATAACATTTTGATACTCCGGCTTCATGTCTACATTTTCAAGCAGAAATAAAACATCTGGATTATATCTCCTGCATTCCTTTAATATTCTTTCAAACTCAAAAAATAATTTGCTTCTAGAATCTTCAAAATTCAATTGTTTTCCTGCAAAGCTAAATCCCTGGCAAGGGCTGCCGGCTATAAGCAAATCAATTTTACGCCCTTTATCTATCTTAATTTTAGTTACGTTCCCAAGTTGATGAATATCAGGATAGTTAAATGTGCTTATTCTGATGGGGTATTTGTCAATTTCGCTGGCATAATAATTTGTAACTTTAATTCCTGCTCTTTCAAGAGCAATACGTCCGCAGCTCATGCCGTCGAACAAACTTAATACGTTCATTTATTTTTTTTGTTTAGGTTTAATATTACTTAATTTCTGAATGTCCGGTTTCAATATATTCAGTTCTTTTATCCTGGTCGTTAAGCTGCTTTAAATAAAGGCATACAGCTAACAATGTTGCTAATACTGCTGTCATTGCTACAGCAGTAATAAATCCAGCTATAAATATAGATTTTTGGTCATCTGTAGATATGTGATCGAAGCACCCATGCGTGTTTTTAGTTTTCATAATTCGTCTTTTAAGTTACTTATTGAATTACAATCTACTATTACATAAGTAGGAACTTCGTAATGCTTAATTTGAAATACCGATAATTGATCGATTGGGGCAGATATTGGATCTCCATCCTGTTCTACATGAATAACTTTGGCATTTTTTTCAGCTTCATCTAGCTTTTGGTTTGCGTAAGTTTTCATGGCCTTTAAAACATCCTTTTCGTAGTATCTTCCAAAACTATCGGATTGGACTGTTAGTGTTTCTGTCAATATTTCTTCAGCTGTTTTCATGTTGCTATTGCTAAATTGGTTTGTAGTAAATATCCCTGCCAGCTATATCTTCAATTTTAAATCCTAAAGAGCCATTAACATAAGTATTCCCATCACGAAATATCATCTTATTGCCAATTCTATAATAATTGTACTCTATTGATGGTTGTAGGTCAACATATATCCCACCGATAAATATTTTATTATCACCCTCAAACATTTCAATAGTTAGTTTTTGCTGTAAAAAATCATTGTATTTACATATTGATTTATATTTTTTTATTAAAATATCCTGCATTTCTGTCCAAGTAAAAACAGATGGAAATTGTGCATTTATCTCTTTTATAAATTCAGACAGGGTTACTAATTTAATAACTTCCTGTTTTGCTTCTAAATTATTCATCTCGCTACCTCCAATTCGTAAAACATTGTTTTTGATGATGCGTATTCCTCGTTTGATTTGCTACATAAAGACTTTGTAACAAGCAATGATTCGCCTTTTAAATCGATCTTATCGCCTACATTTATTTGCTCTGTTGAATATACGTTTAGCTTACTTGCAGTCACCCAAACATGATGCTGCGGGTATTTTGACTTTTCGTTTAGTGAGTGTGTTTTCATCGTTATTTATTTTTTATTTGAGTTGTTACAATAACCTCATTGTAATCATCAACCAAATTACCAGTTTCTTCTACTGTTATTTTAAGCAGAGAATCTTCATGATAAAAATGATAATCCATATTTATATTATCACAAAAGATAATTGCATCTTCAGCCGCTAAGGCTTGAAAAGCTTTTTGTAAGTTCTTAAACTTTGCTGTAAATGTTTTCATATTACTTAATTGTTTTATTTACCTGGTATATGTATTGGAACCACTCGTTAATTGATATGCGCTTTGGTGGCTCAACTGTTGATTGGATTGAAATGTGCGCCATTAAATTTTAGTTTGCTTGTGAGAATTATGTGATTTAAATTTTGGGGAATTAACCGAGTTATAAAAAGCCTCCGTAATTGATCTCCAGTTATTATCAATATAAGTATCAATATCTTCTTCTATTTCTTTTTCAATAATATTTGGATCAGAAATTATGCAACCATTTGCTGATACACTAGTTAAATTAAGTCCATTCATCCAAACCCATTTTTCAAGCTCAGATAATGGGTATGTCTTAACTATTTGACCTCGTACATTATAGTACTCGATTTCTGCTTGCTGGTTTTGTGCGGTGTAACTAAAGTCTATTTTCATTTTGTTTATGTTTTAATGTGATGTAAAGTAACGAACTATATTTTACAATGTCAAGCTTTTTTAAATATATTTTATTTATTTTGTATTTACAATATATTTATATACTTTTGGATATGATAAAAACTAAAACAATAAGAATAGACAATGAGCTGCATAAAGCTGCTGTTTTTTATGTCAAAACATTGAGTATGCACGGCGGTTTCTCTGCATACGTTCAACAATTAATTAAGTCGGACTTTAAAAAGAATGGCATGAAATTGCCAGAAGGAGTTAAATAATTATGAAATTAAATTCAGACCAACTTCAGGACATAAAAAGAAAATTAAGATCAATTTCCTTATTCCTATCAGCTCATCCTGAAAATATAGAAGATTCAGAAATGGCAGACCGATTAGATGACATTGAAGAATTGGAAGTTTTATTTATGGGTAAATACTAATTATGAAACTAACCATCCAGCAAGCCCAAAATGAGGTGAACGGGCGAATTAAAATTAAATTGGCTTGTATTTGGGCTTTGACAGAGTATGAAGCTCATACGCCCGAAAACCAAGGTAGTTTTTACAGCGAAAAATTTAAAAAGAAATGAAAAAGTTAATAACATTAGATGAACATAATAAAAATGTTCTATCTGTAATTGCAACTAATGATAAGAAAAATGGCATTAAATGCCCTGATTGCGGTAATGAAATGTCAGATACTGATACTGTTTTATTATCAAATCCACCACAAACTATAATTAAATGTTATAATTGTGGACTTAAATCAAACAGGTATTAATAATAAAAATTTAAAAAGAAATAGTTATGAACTGGCTATACAAAATTAAAGAAACTCCATTTACTATGGTAGCCGAATCAAAAGAGCAAGCTTTACAAAAGTATATTGCACGTGATTTGGAATTAGGTAAAAATGCTTTTTATGAAATTTCATCAATTGATAGCATTGAAAAACTTTACACGCCATTTAATGTAAAGAAAGAAATCTATAATGACCATACTTTTAGCGGATATGCATCTGAGGCATTAGAATCTTTTTGTTATTCATTAAAAGAGCCTTATATAAGGGAATGCGACCCTAATAATCCAGATGATATTGAAGGCGCTGACTTTATGTATACCTCAAAAGGAATGGCATTAGTAGAAAGGTTTATTTCAAGAATGTATAAGGTAGGCATAAATGAATATGAAAATGGGGATATTGATGTCCAGTCTATGGCTTTTTATGAAGAATAATGGAAATCGGCTGTAACATTGGCCTTGAAGTTATCCCAAAAGTTGGCAATATATTTACAGGACAGCCGATACACATTGTATTGTGGTCGGGTGATCCGATTTGTGGTATATATCGCAACCAATTTAATTTCACTGGGAAACAATGCATAGCAAACAATAAATTTGGAAACGTAATAGAATATAATCAATCAGATATTAATTGCAACTTGCCTTTGGATAATTGGATATTGGCAGTCGTAATAGGTTTATTTGGAGCATACACAATAATTAAAAGTAAATATGTGCAATTGTAAAAATATAACACCTCAAACTAAAGATTGCTACTCTCAAATGATTACAGTAGAAATTCCTGACCATATGGCCTCTTATAGAGAATCAAGACTAAAAGCTGGCCTAAGTTCCGAGGTTTCTATTGACCCGTGCATATTTGAGGAAATCAAAGAGTTATGGAGTGAAGGGATCATTACTCATGGTTCATGTTGTGGCCATAATAAATTTGAAAGTATGGTAAATGTTGACGAATCAAATTCACAGCAAATGATAGATATGGGCTATGTTATGAATCACACAGATAAATCAAGAGTTGACACATTTAAAATGAAATCAGCTTAAAATAAACAAAAAAGCCATAACTAATGCTAGGGCTTTTTAAGTAAATTAAGTTCCCGGCTTATTTATTATTTTGAAACGCGTTTTCTATTGTAACTGCAGCCTGCCCGTATTTTAATCCTGTAATCTCCTGAGTTAAACGAGTTGCAATATTATGCAGATCAGATGCGCTGTATTCTGATGTAGGAATATCTAACAATCGAAGTTCTGATGTTATCTGGCCTAAAACTTTTCTAAGCCACGCAACGGCTTTATCGTCTGCATCACCCGGTATAGCAAAAGTAATTAAGTCAATTGCCGGTGAATCAACATAAGTTTTAATACGGTTAACGATTTGAACAATATCAATTAATTGTACTTTCAATTCGTCTGGAACTTTTTTCCATAGTTTAGCAATGAAATCAATCCAATTGCTTTTAAATACTGATAAGATAGCCTCTACTACCTTTCCTAAAATCGTGTGTTTGTCGGACATTTTTTATCTTTGTGTTAAATATATGAATAGTGAAAATAAAATTAATGCAACCAAGAAAACAACAGTCAATATTTTAATCGGTTTTTCCATCTGTTAATATTGTGGTTTCAGAATTTGCTATAGTTGACTGCTGGTTATTAGCAAGTAATTCATTTGTTTTATTTGCTCCCTGGCTTGATCCAAAATAGTATTGAAGCACATTAGACATAGCTGCAACTATTGCAATTATTACTTGCGGATCTGCAGTCCTTTGCCAAAATGTAATTAAAAAGAAATATCCAAAAGAAGCTAATATAACAATACCAGCTACAATTCCCTTAAAGTTTTCTGGAACCCATTTCATAATTTACCAATTATCTCCTTCTTTCCATCCCATTTCTTTCCATCGATTTATAAACCAACTTTGCGCCTGTTTACCTTCTAAAATTATGGGCCTAGCAAAAGATTTGTTTTTAAACTTAAATTTAACGACTGTATATATTTTTTCGCCATCTTTTGGGTCAATACTCGTAAACTTAAAACTTCTTCTGTTACATCTTCTTGTGTCACCCATATTATTTTAACCTAATTGAATATGTGGTGGATCGAAAGGTTTTTGCCAATCAATTCCGCAAGTTATTTTAATGCCTAATAATAAAGCTGTAGCCTTTACATGATTAATAACGGTTTTAAAGTTAGATATATTGTTCCAATCTAATTTGCCATTAATGTAAGGGCAGAAATCTATGGCATGCCCAAATCCATCTGATTTAGGTTGATGTTTAGATTTATTCTTAATTCCATCTGCATAAGTCACAATTGAACCTTTGGCTGTTCTGCCTTGCGCATAAAGCTCTTGCTGTCTTTTAGTAGTTCTTACACCTTCAACAATAGTAAAGTCAATAGGCGTATCTAAAATAGCTGCTTTCATTACTTTAACTAGGTTTGGATGAACTCCAACTAAATTATTTAAACTTTGCTTTCCTAATTGTGCCATTATCCTAATACGGTTAAATCCTGAACAATAATATCTTTCATATTAGTAAAGTTACTAATTTACCTTTAAAGTACAAAGCCCTAGTTAAGGGACATTAAAAATCCCCTACAAATTAATGCAGAGGATTTAATAAAATAGCTGAACTATCAAAACAGCTAAATGTTAATCGTGTTCGTATCCTTCGGTTTCAATTTCACCAGATGAATTAACGGTAACCTCAACATGATCGCCAAATAAATCTTTGTAAAATTCATCATCAATAGAAGAAAGAATTTCTTTAAATTCAGAGATTATATCTGACTGAAATTTGTCATAATTTGGATTAGGCTTTGAAGGCCATCCAATTTCTTTATCCCAAAAATTTACATAATCCTCGGCGTCTTCAGAATCTTCCCCATTAATCTTAAATGAATAATCTAAGTTAACACTAAAGATGCATTCTTCTCCGTCGTTAAAATAAGGCGTGTACTGTGTCCATGAAATACTTTGTATTTTACCATTTGATTTATCAAATAAAGGCTTTAGCATTGGTGCAAAATCTTGCCTTAACTCCGCGGTTAACTCTTCTTTTTTCTTAGCTATTTCAGCTAGTTTAGATTTGATGCTTTGTAAAATTTCCATAATTTTTAATCTTGAATTTTAGTAATTTTTTCTTTTGATTTATTTTTTAATCTGTTTGGCACTCCTCCGCCATTATTCATCCATGGCTGAACGTCTAAGTGTTCTAAATAATCCTGAACGCTAGGGATAAACCTCATTCTGAAATCTTCTAATATGTGGTATTCGCCAACGTCTTTAACGTTATATGTTTTGCCATCACTATTTTTCCTTTGATGCCCGAACACTTTAGGGAGTATTGTAACGACAAACCATGAATTATGAGTTAAAACACGATGTCCATTATTTGGGAATGCAGCTTTGGAAGAATCCATTAATTCGTGAATATCTAAGTAATCTTCCGGAACTCCTCCGAAACGCTTAGCAGAAGCTAAACAATGAATGTAAGGTATTGCCATTTTTGATAGTTTTTAATTACCGTAAAGATAAGGCATATTTAAAAATTGTCAAGTCACAATGTAGTTACAAATGAAAAAGGCGTTACCATCCGATAACGCCTAAAACCTAAACAAAACTACTCTATGAAAAACTATCGCTAAACTATAAACGAAAATATTTTAATTATTTTTTAATGAACTTCATGAAAAGCCCTTTTGATGTTCGTTCTAACTTATCGAAAACATAGCCATCTTTTCTATATTCTAAAATTAATTCATTTCTAAGTTTAATTTCCTTTGAAATTTCTTCTTTAGTTCCTATTTGATCCACCCAGTTAACACGGTGTAAAACAATTTTTGTTGTGTCAAGTGAATTTGCATTAACAGCAAATGATAGTAATGAAAATGATAATACAATTAATAATTTTTTCATGATTTGGGATGATTGATTAATCAAATGTAGAATTAATTTTATTAACTAAAGCAATTGTAACAACTAATTTACTTAAATAAAGTTTAAATGAAAAAAGCGTACTAGTAATACGCCTTTAATTTTTTCATTTTCTCAGGAAAGGACTAAGATTCTTAAAATCGTTCTTAGTTAATCAGAATTTAAATATACATATTTTATTTTACAATTTATGTAATTGTATCTGAATTGTTACTTTACGATCTTTTTATGGTACCATAAAGTACATCTATATATTGAATACCATAAAGGCACACTAACAATTAAAGCTAATTCTGGCCGGCTTAAAAACTTCATTTGGCTTAATGATCCGCATAAAGCTAAAATAGTCGTTATAAGACATAAGTTTAACAAAAAGCTCCAGTAGTAAATATTATAATCATTAATCCATGTGCGCCTATTTTCATCGCCTCTAAAATATCCTTTAATTATTGATGAATAAAGCCCATACCTAGCAGTAGATAAGAACCTAGTAATAGAAAAGACTAAAGCCATCATGACTACTATCGTAATGATTAAAGTTACACCTTGCCAATTTATCATTTTATAGCCTCCTTATCATCTGATGCAAGTAATTTTACTAAACCTGATTTTAGCCATTTACGAAATCCTATTTTAAATACAATCTCTATTTCTCCAACTATGAAAACGCTGAACAAAGAGCATGCAAAAACATATATCTCAAAGCCTTTTGAGTAATTCAAAAAATCATGCCAAATATATATTGCTACAAAACAAAGTGCCATTGTAGTTATGGCCTGGATAATTACGCTTTTATAGCTCAATGCATTCTTTCCCCACTCCATAGCTATTCGTAAAAGAAAAGCCAATACAATAGCACCTGCAGCACCTGCATGAGCCAAAGCATCTTGTGTGGTTAGTCCTAAAAAAGTAGCTTCCATAATAACAAAGTTAAGTAGAAGCTTTGGGAGTGGTATTAGCATCATTTCAGATATATTAAGCGTAGATTTCATCCCTATAGGCTAATATTTAAAGTATTCGCTTGATATTCTTTTAAAGTTTGATTGTATTAAGGCAAAAATAGCTAAACCAAAAGCGTTAAGGATCAACAATATCATGTGATCCCTAACACCTATTATATTTATTGCCCAAAATAAAAATCTTAATATAGCTGCTATTAAACAAAAATTCATGTATTTAGAATCATACCTATTCGACTTAATTATTTTTGGGTAAATTATCACCATTAAAGGCATTATAGATATAAATCCTAAAACAAGTATTGAAAAAGAAGCAAGGATTTTTGAAAATAAAATATTATCAAATACTGCATAAGTCATCAATAAAGATGTAATTATGTATAATGAGCAATATATATAGAATATTTTTTTCATTTAGCTATATCGAACAAAAACACATTGGCCAGCAGATTTAACATAATAACCTTCAGAAGTATCAGCAGGGCAAGAACCTTCTGGATCTTCAGCCTCAACTTTAAATACAACATCTTTATTAAGTTCGTCTTTTAAAATTTCTTCTGTAATTTGTAATTTTCTTTTCATAATCAAATATAGTTTAAATTTTTAATATGTTACTTCTTGTCCTGAAGAAAATGTAATTGTAGCACCACCAGAAGTTGTAGGCAATAATCTACAATAATATCCTGTTGGTATTTCTCCTGCAACATTTAATAATGATGTATCGTTTAAGCCAACTGAAATACTAATTGCTAAAGTGCGATTAATTCCAGCAGAATTTATAGTAGTCCACGTTGAATTGTCTGGACTAATCTGCAAAGCAACTGCTCCACTTGAATTTAAGTTAAGCAAACTTAATGTTGTGGCTATAGAAATTGTATAACTCACACGAGTAGGACGAACTGTACTAGGCCTGAATGAAGTTGTTAAAGCTCTACCTGGAGAATTATTATAAGTCGCTGGTGTTTGAGAAAATTCCCCAGTTGAATTATTGTAGTTTATTCCCCCATTTAGCAATGCTGAAATAGAAGATCGCGCTCTGGTATTTGTGAAATACTGATTTGTACCCTCACTTAAATCTGTTGTTGATTTAGTTGAAAAAGCGGTATTAAATCTTGCTGGAGTATAATAAAGATTAACGCCCTCAGCTACCTGTCCTGTATTATAATCACCATTAGCTGAAACTACTACTCCTGTTCTTCCAAAAACAGACGATACTGGAGCGGATGTTAAGAATGGCAATTGATTGACTGCTAATCTTTTTATTTCAAAATTAGATTGAGTTTTTACAATCAGACTATCTGATGTAGAACCCTGTATTGTATTTCTAATCTTTAGCTTTGGTGCTTCTATACCTACGCTATCGTAATATTTCAAATTGAAATACCCAAATTGAGCCTTTACACCAAATGAAATTAAACACAATAAAATCAAAAGTAATTTTTTAATCATACGCTTTTATTTAAATTAAAAAAAGGGGCTACATTGCCCCTAATTATCTTTATGGTAAAATAGTAATATTTGTTGAATACCAGTTTGACGAATCATATTTTTTATAAACAATTCCAATTACTGTACAAACTACTTCAAATCTTACCGGAACTGTTGGGTAAGTTGAATTTAACATAGCTGAACTCAATGGAGTAACCGTGGTATTGGTCGTTACTAAACTTGATGCATAAGAACCAATATCAGTTTGAAGTGCAACGGTTCCTGAGTTATTCGGAAAAGTTATTGTTCTATTTTGAGTTAATGTAGGTGGGGAAATCGTTAAATCAAAACCAGATGCTGTACTTCTAAATACATTTGTAGTATTTTGAAATATAATACCTCCTGTAAATATTTTAGTCCCCGCTATAGTCTGATTAGTAGAAATGGAAACAAAATTTGAGGGCGATATTCTGCTTATCCATCTACCAGTTGAATTAATAACTAATAAACTATCTGTAATTTGTCCACTGGGAAAATTAACAGACTTAATATAATTAACCTGTGTATTAAAGGGTAATTGATAGTTTACTGTTTGCGCTTTGGTTATGACGCAAACAGTAACTAATAATAATGTAATTAGATTTTTCATTTATATGTTTTAAATTATTGATATAGGCCAAGCAACCCAAGTGCCACCACCTGTTGAGTCTATTTTTTCGTATTTCATGCCAGTTCCGACATTTCTAGCTGTAACCGTTTGACCTACCAAAGCTGATGGATAAGCCGCATTTAATGTCGATGAACTTTGATTAGTAGTTAAAGAAGTATCTTGTATTGGCCTCGCTTGTGGATCAAATGAAGAAACTTTTAAAAGTCCGTTGCTGTCTGCGGAAACTAATCTTTCCCCCGTTCCTGACAAAGAAGATGTTTTTATATTACCATTTACGTCTAATTTTTCGGTTGGAACTTTACCTATCCCTGTTTTACCTCCTCCTTGATTTAATATAATATCTCCCGCTTGATATGCGTTTATAAAAACCACACCATTTGTTCCAGATGGTGCGCCCTCTAACACAAGATCAACAGTCCCTAACATAGACGGCTGCCCACTCGCTCTTACAATACTAATCTTACCACCTGTAAATCCAGAACGTCCAACCTCTACTGTATTATCTGTAGGGTGATCATCCCAAGGTAAATCTTGAGTATTTCCCCCAACTAATCTTATTGAGTTATTGCTATGTATTTGAAGTGGATTTTTATCTCCAAATGCATCAGGTAAGTGTACACCATAAACAGTTCTATAATTACCAACTGTATTTATGTTATTTAAAAATCTACTATATCCTGCTGTGGTTTGAACTACTGTTGTTCCATCGCTTAAAATAGCTTGATAAGTTACAGCGGCTTCTTCATCCCCTGCTACTTTGTGATTCTCTAAAGCAATTAATGCATGTCCTCCAAGTTCATTTGAAACTGCTAATTGTGCATCCCCTCTATAGGGAGAAAATGCAAAACCTTTAATTATTATTCCATCATTAAATATTTTTTGACCTGCAATAGATTCATCACCAGTTTTATGAACAACATCATCAGATTTTGAAAATTCAATATATTCTTTTGTTGTTGAGTTCCATTTATAAGTTTTTCCAGTAACAGGATCATACTGGAACATTGCGCTGTCGGCATTTGTGCCGGATGGTAGTGTAGACATTTTTCTATTTTTTAATTATTTGTTAATAAAAAATACCCATCTCCTATAATTCCATCTATTGCAATATTTGTATTTAGTCCTGACACCTCTGTAATTTCTGGCGTTATGCCGGCTATTAACTTTTTTTTATTCGTAGTTGGATTTACAGGGATCGTATTATAAGCACAAATATAAGGATTAGGAAATTTAATTTGTCTATCATTTACTGTTAAATCTATGTTAATTTCGCTGCCATCTGCACCTGTAAACTCGATGATCTCATGAGGACTAATTGCGTCTATACAGTAAACTTCTCCTGTAGCATCATCCCTTGTTAGTATTTTATAATTTGAAGTTGATGTTGTTGGAACCTGATTTAAAATAAGATATTCTAAACTAGATTTAGAAGAATTTATATTAACCCCATTAGGAAGAAATAAACCGTTAACACCAAATGTTGCTTGTAATGCTTTTATTTCGCCTCCTGAATTTATATCTCCTGAAACATTTATAAACCCAGACTGTGTAGTGGATGGATTAATTATTACGAATCTAGATTGAAAATATGGCAAATCGGCTTGAACATCAGATCCAACTATTTTAACTCCATTTGAAGCTGTAATAACTACATCAGCAGTAATTTTCTGTATTAAATCAATATCTGCTACACCATCTTTCCACCACCACGCATTATTGCTACCCCCAATTATTGAGCCTCCATCAGTAGACAACGTGCCTCCAGTATTAATAAGTATTTCAAAAGCCCATGGCTGTCCATTAGAATCGCCTCTAAATATTGATCCTAAAGGAAAATAATCTAAAGCTTCCTGTACGGATTGAAAAGGACGATATTTAAAAACCCCATTTGCGCCATTAGTAAAGTACATGAATTTTCCATCCAACGGGAATCCCGCTGGACCCATTGCTTTACTTAATGGTATATGATTACTTGGATTGTATGACATAATTTTAAACTACTTGTAATAATTGCCAATCTCCCTCTGCTTTACCGACAAACGCATACCAGAAATCTATTCCTGGATATCCTGTTAATTGTTTGGGGTAAACTGGGTTTTGAGGTTGAGTATTTGGTGCCGCAAGTCTAATTTGCTGCGTATTTATCATTGATGCATTATATATATTTGGTGGATCACCAACGTTATCATAAAATCCAACTGCTATACTTTGATTTGTACAGTTTACAGGCTGAGATAAATCGGATGGGGGAGTTGAAGCTGAAGTACTTTTATAAGTTCTTAAAAATACATCTACGTAATTAAGACCTTTTACAGTCTGTAGGTTTTCCTCAAAAATCTTACCCCATATATAAATAGTATCAGCAACACACACACCATTTAAATTCGCGTTGTTTTGTCCTTCAATATTAAAATTACTTAAATCAGCTTGCGCTAAAGCATCTGCAGCCGCTTGACCTCCTGTTGAAGTATATTGCTTTTGAAATGGAACACTTCCAGATGGACTTTGTCCGCTTCCACACGTTTGTCTAACGAAACTCGCACTATTATATGCGTAATAAATAGTTGAATCTTGCGCTGTTGTTACATCAAAAGTATCTGATATTGCCCCAACAGTTAAAGTAACGCCAACTTGAGATGTATAGTTGCCGCTTGACGTAACCCTTACTTTTACTTTATCTCCAGCAGATACATATCCTTGATTAGTAGTGTATGATCCATTATTTATAGACATTTCTCCGCCTGCTACATTAATTATAACTGGTTCAGTTATCCCTGATATTGTTATCTCATTACTTTCATAAACAGTATTCAATAAAGCATCTACAATGTCATTAAATAAAAATTGATCTGGAATTAAATTTTTGCACCTAAATGTGATTGTAGGTACAGAAGATGTAATGTATAATATTGATCTTGAAACATAATAATCAAAACCATTAAATGTATATGGCTCTCTCCACGCAAAATCAGGAATATCTCCAAAATTAAATTGGTTGTTTTCCCAAATATTAAACAATGGCTGACCTGTTGGCACTAATGCATATAAGAAATTAGCCTGAGATTGCACTGAAAAATCAAAAGTAATTGATTTTGCTCCAAACTCAAAAAACTTGCTAAATTGTGGTTTTAAATTAGCTTCATCACCTACAGGATCTAATAACTGATACCCGTAAAATGCTTGATATTGCTCGGTATCTCCATAGGAAAAAGGGCCATCACCCTGTAAAGTTGTAGACCATGTACTGGTTGTATTTACTGGCGCCCCTATATTCCCATTTTGAACTAAAACATATCCTGATATAACTATACTGCCTATAATTGGCATTTTAGTCCTTATTCTAAGCTTCATTCTAGCTCCTGCTAAAAAGGCATTAATGATAGTTGTTGAATCAGTTGGCGCAGATTGAATAAGCATAGAGGCATTAACCGAAACATTCCAGCTTCTTATTCCAGAAATATATTCTTTCCATCTACCAGAAGTAATTGCTGATGCTCCTAATAAATCAACCTCAAAATTTAATTCGCATGAAGTTTCGCAAGCAACAAAATTGCCATCTATTTCTACTCCTATAAGATTTCCGGAAAGTTTATTTGATGCCATTTTCTAATTACTTGTTATAGTTTTATCATTCTTGCCATAATAAATCATATCTGCATTTATAGAATCGTCCCTAATCTCTAGACATGATAAATCTATTATGTTAGTTTCAGTGTTCCAACTCGTCTTTAAAGGTAAGAAATTTTTATTTTCTAATGTATCTATGGTGTATATTTCGCCAAAATAAAAAGCTTTTGAATAAACTGAACTTTGGAATAACATTGATGGCCTATACCTATTCCTTAAAATAGCATTTGAATTTATAGCCGTTAATGTGCCTCCAAATTTACTATCGCTAAAGAATTTCTCTACTCCAGATTGTGTGTAATTAGTCATGTAATTAGATACGTAAAATCCTGAATGCGCGCTACTTATTTTCAAAGTATATTCTTGAGCTTTAGTGTTTGTTGTGCCATTGTTCACTGCCTCTATTACATCTGAATTATCTTCAACCGTAAAATATACATCATCAAGTAAAATCTTTCTACCAGGAGGCAAAAGAAATACAAATTTAATACTCGGTGGATTTGTTCTATCAATTGGAGTAACATTCGGCAAAGGCATCTTAATGTTTTGATGTGAATTGAAATCAATCTGCGCAATGTCTGCAGCCTTGTATTGATTTACAGAAATTAATATTTCTGTGTAAACATTTACCCAAAATCCGAACTCATTTAGATACCAAATATCGCCATTCCCCCTATCGTATTCAATACGTATATTGTTTTGTGTTTTGCTCCAATCTATTATTTGAGTGTCACCGGTAGTTATATAGCCATTAATGATAGAGAATTTAAAACCTAAATTGATAGTCTCATAAAGAATATCTGTGTCAATAGGCAAATATCCTTCGTGGGTAAATTCTTTGTTATTACCCGATAAAACAGAGGATGTCCCAGCAACCCTCCTAATATTAGCTGTAAATGCAAAGGTCCATTCATTATTTGCAAACGTAACATTTGGAGAAGTGAAAAAAGCAGGACTTTGAGCAAAATCATTTAGTGCGCCGGCGGTGTTATTGTTAAATTGTGGAGGCACTATATATTCGTATTGATTTATAGTTTGTCCGGTATCCACATCAACATCTGACATGTATATTCTATCCCCTGTCTTTACTATTCCTGTAAAAAAGAATAATAATCGATATCTTAATGGGATTTGACTTACTTGTGCTGACTGAGGCAGCCTAGTTACTCTAAAATTATCGCCATTTGAAAAGTTTGTAACTGATACTGCACTCCCTTTAGCTTCACTTAGACTTGGTATTGATTCTATTGTTAAATCTGTACCTCCCCAATATAAAGGAGCATTTGCAGTACTTACCACAATATCCATATTGCCATTAGGCAAAACGTTTGATCTTTGATCCTGTTCGTATGTGGTTTTAACCTTTTTTAAGGCTGGCTGAATAATGTTATATGCATCTTCATTTATAAAAGCATAATCAGGATTTTTATTTTTAGAGGCAATTGTTTTTAAAAAATTTGTTGGCTGGCTAACCGATATATTAAATCCTGATAATCCAGTTATTTGTCTATATATAAAAGTTCCAGATACAACATCATTAATTCTTTCTAAATTCCAAATTCCTTCAGATTGAAATAAGCGACATTGTAATGATCTTGCCATTTCAGTTAAAATATAAAGGCATGATTTATAATTCCCATTGTCATCAACAAATCCTTCACCTCTTGGTGCCCATCTAACAGATCCACTAAGCGCATCTAATTCTAAAGGGAATGCCTCATTTCTTAAATCAGCCACCCATCTTAAAGGAAGTTCTAAACCTAAATTAGCCGGAGCAAATAATATTCTTCTAAAATAATTTATAATGCACCTGCCTCCCTGTAAATTATCATGAGAATAATTTACTGAATCCATTAATTTTAATCCATCTGTTGCAGTTAAATTCAATTCAAATGGAGCTGATTGGAATATTTGCTTAACACCATCAGGTACTAAAAAACCTTTCCATTTTAAAATATTTTCAATATAAAAGTCTACAATAAAATCCCTATCTCCCGCCTCTTGAATTTCTAAAATATTTATCGATCCCGCTTCATCCTGATAAACAGATATATCAGCTTTGCTATTAACAATCGGATCTTCATAAGGATCATCAGAGGCCTCCCATGACAAAGTAAATGCCGAACTTGCAACAGCTCTTAATTGAATAGGATCAGCACTCCACCCGGCAGACGGGGTAATATTAACCCTACATTGTTGGTCGAAACTATCTCTATAAAATATCGTATATTTTGCGCTCATTTATGTGCCTCGTTGCCTGTTTTTAATTGTTCTATCGTGAATAATTAATAAATCATTTCCGCTAACTTTGGTGATTACTTGTCCAAACTCGTTAATATCTACGCTTGAAACTATGCCGTTTACAGTTTGCCTGCCAATAATTGACGCCGCATAAGCTAAAGCATTGGCCCTTTCAAGAAGTGCAGTTTGCTTCTTTTGTTCTTCAAGTGCAGCCTGTTGTATTTTTTCTTCTTTTTTAGCTTTACTCGCTCCGAATAAGCCGCTAATTGCACCAACTACACCACCTATAGCAGCTCCAATTGGCCCTGCTACACCAAAGCCAGCCGCCGCCCCTGATAAAGCGCCACCTAACCCTTGTCCAATTGAAGATGTTTTTTTTGTTGCCCCAGAAATCACACCCCCAATTAAACCTATTCCAGCTATAGCATCATTTAATGTTAATTTAAGCTTTCCACCTATGCCATTTAATGAATCAGTTAACTTTTTTGTAAACTGATTTAAAAATACATCATTAATTGAAGATGAAAGATTACCAACTAGCGAACTGAATATACCCTTAAAAGAACTATCAGCTTGTGATGATATGTTTCTAAGTACATTAAAAAAGTCCTTCCCAAATGAGTCTAAAGTTGTCCTTAAACTTTCTCTTAATTGTGTATCTACAGGATTTTTAGCATTCGTAGCACTTTTATTAATGTTTGATGTTACTGCGCTTTCTGCTGCGCCAATACCTAATAAAGCTAATGGATTAGCTGCATATAAAGCTTTTAATTTATCAAAGTAATCTTTAATATCATTAAGTCTTTTTTGTAGCTCTCTCTGTATTCTTTGCCTTCCTTGTTCGGTTCCCTTTATATTTTCAACAAAAGCACGATCTTGAACCTCTTGAATTTTAGAAGTTAATTCATCAGCTTTATTTTTTAATTCATTGTCGTATTTTTCATTGATGCTGCTACGCTCTTTTAGCCTGGCTTCCTCTAAAGCCTTTATAATTTCAACAAATCCTTGATATTTTGTTATTTGTTTATTATAATAAGCATCATTTGATTGCAAGTCTTTTAATCTAGATGCTTCCCTGGTAATACCGGCTTTTTCTTGAATGCCACTAATAATATCAGATTGCTTTTGAGCAAAGTCTAAAGCATTTTGATTTAATGTAGCATTTAAATTATCTTCTATTAGCTTTCTTGCATCGGCTGTTTTTTGATCTAATTCAGCTTTTTTGCCTGAATCTTTAGCATACTTTTGACTATATTTTTTTTGAATATCATCTAAATCAGCAAGCAATTTCGCATACTTTTGTTTAGTTTCCTCATTAGTTTTATCTAAGCCTTTTAACCCAAATAAATCAACTTCATTTTGTGACTTAGTAGCCAAATCAGATATTTGCCCAGCAAAGTCCGGCACGATAGCTGAGCCTGATCCTTTTTTAGATTTTGTTTTTTTGCCAAAACCTTCAGGGGCAGCTTGATTACTTCGTTTTTTTAATGCGTCTGTTGCTCTTAACAATTCTCCTACTACAAAGGTTTGTCGAGCATAATCTGCAGATGTTTTGTTTATATTTTGTTGCTCTTGATTTGAAACTATACCATCAAATTGCTTTTTTACTGCTAGTGCCTTATTCCTATCTTTTGCTAATGATAATAATTTAGCCGTCTGAGCGGTTAAAGTCCTGTTTAATTCGGTTTCATTTTTAGCCGCATCAACAAATGCCCGCCCCCTGATTGAACCTTGAGCCTGTATTTCGTCATTATAAGAAGCCTGTGAGCTTGCTTTTCTTCTTTCTAATAGACCTTCGTTTATTTTTTGAAGCTTTCTTATTGATTCATCGTTTCCTGATAAAGTAGCATTTATAATGCTTGGTGCAATCTTAGAAAGGACATAAAATCTATCTATGTATGTATCTAATGCTTTTATTCCATCAGTGATTGAATCTGTTGCATAAGCAAAAAACTTACCTAACCCACTATTGGGATTAGTAGTTAAATTTGTTATAGCATTATTTAACTTATCAATACTTCCAGCTAAATTATCATTCTTTATCTTAAATTGTTCTGTAGCCAAAGAAGCATCATTAAAATCCTTAGTAGCTTGCGCAATATGTTCATTTAATTCTTGCTGATGACCCGATAATGCGGCTACCGATTGGCTAACTCCTGATTGGCTGAGTTTTAAGTCTTTTAGTATTGTGTTAAATGCAATAGTCGATTGACCACCCTTATTTAATCCTGCGAAAAATAAATCTAATGCTTTTTTAGTATCAGTATTAACGATATAGTTAAAATCCTTTAAAGTCAAATTTGCATCAGCAAATTGCGCTACTTGAAAAAACTTACCACTATTACTTCCTAATGCGCTTATTAATTTCTTAAAACTTGTTCCTGCAACCTCTGCGCTAACTCCGCTTTCTTGCAATACAGCTCCATAAGATAAAACAACAGGCAAAGCAATTCCAGCCTGTTTAGCCACTCCGCCTACTCGCTCACCGAAATCAGCAAGAAAATCACCTGTTGCTAAACCAGATTGACCTAATCCTAAAATAGCAGATCCAATTTGATTATAAGATTTTTCAACATTACCAGAGTTACTAGTTGTAATAGCAAACACATTATCTAAAACACCTAGCGACTTGGCTATACCTTCTGCTCCTCCCTGAAGCTCACCGCCTAATGCAACTGCTAATTGGTCAATGGCTTTAGTAAATCCCTCTAGTTGATTTTTAGATATACCTAATTGGCCTCCGA